GCGTTTGAGCGTTGTGGCTCAGAGTTACGTACGGGCTACGACTTAAGAACCGCACGCCGTAGCTTGAATTTGCTTACTATTGAGTGGGCTAACCGCGGCATTAACTTGTGGACTGTAGAACAAGGCGAGATTCCTTTGGTTCAAGGTCAGATTATGTATGCCTTACCTACCGAAACCATTGACCTACTAGACCAAGTAGTGCGTACAGGCACGGGTCAAAATCAAACAGACATCAATATTACACGTATCAGCGAGTCTACATACATCACGATACCAAACAAAAACACACAAGGCCGTCCGATTCAAATCTGGATTAACCGCCAATCAGGTAACACTAACTCAACAACATCTACGCTAGCTACTTCAATCACAGCAACATCTACATCGATTGCACTAAGTGACGTGACAATGCTAGGCTCTGCCGGGTTTATTAAGTTAGACAATGAAATCATCAGCTACAGCAATCTAGCTAAATCAACAACATCCTCTGCAGGTACGCTAAGTAACCTAGGCCGTGGACAACAAAATACAATCGCTGCAGCCCATACTGCTGGTGCAGCTGTTACAGTAACAAACGTGCCAAACGTAAGCGTGTGGCCGGCTCCAGAACAAAGTAACTACTACACACTAGTGTACTATCGTCTACGCCGAATCCAAGACGCTGGGTCAAGCGGTACAAACACACAAGACATTCCGTTCCGGTTCTTACCAGCGATGGTTGCTGGGTTGGCGTACCACTTAAGTTTAAAGATACCCGATGCATTGCCTAGAGCCGAAATGCTAAAAGCAATATATGAAGAGACATTCCAGAACGCAGCTGAAGAAGACCGTGAAAAAGCGGCAATACGTTTAGCGCCTAGAATGCAATTTATGCGATGAAAACATGTCACAAATGCAAAGAAACTAAAGAACTTGATTTATATCCCGTCAGAGGAAATAATTGTAAATCATGTGTAGCTAGTTATATGAAAGTATATAGAGCAGCAAATGCAAGTCATATAAGCAATTTAAAAAAGGAATGGAAAGCTAAAAATAAAGACCGAGTTACAGCTAATGCTAAAATATACGCTCTTAAAAAACCAGAATTGAAAAGAGCAGCTAGAGCTACGTGGAGACACAAAAACTCCCATAGTATTAATGCACTAACAAAAGCGCGTAGGGCTGCACAAATGAATAGAACGCCTAGTTGGGTAGATACAGAAGAACTATGGCTAATTAAACAGGCATATGAGTTAGCATTATTGCGAAAAAAAGTAACAGGATTTGATTGGCATGTAGACCATATTGTGCCTTTACAAGGTAAAAATGTTTCAGGGCTGCACACTATAGGTAATTTACAGGTGATATCAGCACTAGAAAACACACGTAAAGGTAATAAATATGGCCAGTAAATTCTCAAGTGGTAAGTTTGCGATTGCCCAGTGCGATCGATGCAATTTCAGGTTTAAGTTATCACAGCTTAGACGGTTGGTTATTAAGACTAAAAATGTTAATATCTTGGTGTGTCAAGAGTGTTGGGAACCGGATCAACCGCAATTGCAATTAGGTATGTACCCGGTTAATGACCCACAAGCGGTTAGAGACCCACGACCAGACTTAGGTTATTATCAATCAGGTTTAAATGGGTTACAATTAACGGAAACAACCAACACTAACCCAAATGCAACAGGTGTTCCGCTAGAAGGTAGTAGAATAATATATTGGGGTTGGGCTCCGGTAGGTTATAACGACCCATTTAACCTAGAAATTAACACGCTCGTAGGGCAAGGGCAATTGGGTACAGTAACCGTAACGACAACTTAGGAGAAGTAAAATGGCATTTAAATCAGGCGCACAAGGTATCAACACCAAAGGCAAAACAAAAGGTAAACAATTAGGTATCGACGGCGCTAAACTGCCAGTTGATGGTGGTGTTTCTAAAGCTAACAAAGCACGTTCAGTTAAATCAATCGACATGAAGAAAATGGGTCGTAACTTAGCTCGTGCAGCTAACCAAAAAGGCGGTTAATATGGCAGAATATAATCAACCACAAGTAGTACCTAACGCGGACATCAGTTATAACACTGACCCAAACAACATAAGTGCAGACAAATCTAACGGCTGTATCCCAGCTCGTCGCGTAAGCGGTGGTAACCCTGCACGTAATGAAGTTAAAACAGCTGGCGTTGCGCAACGTGGTAAGGGTGCTGCTACAAAAGGCTTCACTTCACGCGGTCCGATGGCATAAGGTAGGCTAATGAACTACACCCAATTAGTTGCAGCGATTGAAAGCTACACCGAGAATCAGTTCGAAACGAGCGATATAAATACGTTTATACAAGAAGCAGAACAACGTATATATAACTCAGTGCAGCTCCCTGCCTTGCGTAAAAACGTAATAGGTACGCTGACAAGCGGCAATAAGTACTTAACCTGCCCCCCTGATTGGTTAGCAACATTTTCGTTAGCCCTAATAAACGCTAATAACGAGTTTAACTATTTGCTTGATAAGGACGTAAACTTTATTAGAGCCTCGTACCCTGATGTGGATGCCGCGTTCTACGGTACTCCAGAGTATTACGCCCAGTTCGATCAGAATACGTTTATATTAGGACCAACACCCGATGCAAACTACTCAATGGAGTTGCATTACTTCTACTACCCAGAGTCTATTGTTACCGCGGGTACTAGTTGGGTAGGGAATAACTTTGATTCTGTGCTGTTATACGGTTCACTATTAGAAGCCTACACCTATATGAAGGGAGAGGCCGATGTTATTGCTGGTTATCAAAAACGTTACGACGATGCAATGGCTCTATTAAAACAATTAGGCGATGGCAAAAACAGACGCGACGCCTACAGAAATGGCCAAGTAAGATACCCGGTAATGTAATTAGGATAAAACGTGGCATTAAACCAAACATTATGTACTGTATTTAAAACTAACTTGTTAAAAGGCGTAGAGAACTTTAACACGGGTTCTACCTATACATACAAGATAGCCCTATACGATTCCACAGCAACATTAAATGCGGATACAACTGAATATACTACAACCGGTGAGATTACGGGTACTGGGTACACGGCAGGGGGAGAGGTTTTAGCGCCTACTGTTCCTGTTAGTGAAAACAGCACAGCGTATGTATCATTCGCAAATGTTTCTTGGGACCCCGCTGCATTTACCACAAGGGGTGCTTTGATATACAATAGCACAACAAATGCCGCAGTTGCGGTACTAAACTTTGGTGAAGATAAAACTGCATCAAGCACATTTACAGTAACGTTTCCAACAGCAACGGCAACAACGGCAATAATTAGAATTTCATAAAGGATTAAATCATGTTTAAAGAAAAAGTACAAATGGCGGATGTATGCGAGGCTTCAGTCGACCGAGGCGCTAATCATTCCGAATCAACCAGCATTTCAGGTTACTACACTGTTGAGTGTCATGACGCCAGCGGTGCTTTGAAGTGGAAAGACGACATCCATAACCTAGTCACTACCGTAGGCAAAAACTTAACAATGGATACTATCCTTGGTAATGCGGCTGCAGGCGCTGTTGTAATGGGTTTAAAAGGCACTGGTACAGCGGATGTAGCGGATACACAAGCTTCTCACGCGTCTTGGTTAGAGGTTGGCGGCACTAATGCTCCTACCTATTCAGGTAATCGTAAGACTCCAGTATTTGGTGCAGCCTCAGGCGGTGTTAAAACTACAAGTTCAGCCGTGGTGTTTTCAATGACAGGCTCAGGCACTGTAGCAGGCTGTTTCATCAACATTGGTGGTTCAGCTACCATAGACGATACAACAGGCACATTGTTTAGTGCTGGTGACTTTACTGCCGGCAATAAGGTTGTAACTTCAGGCGATACTTTATCCGTTACATACGCTGCAACTGCCGCTTAATTAGGAGCCGCAAATGGCTCTCGTCCTTAAAGATAGAGTAAAAGAGACCGCGAACTCGCCCGGTACGGGCACGGTTACACTGCTTGGAGCCTCCACGGGCTATCAGGCTTTTTCCGTTGTCGGCGATGGCAATACTTGTTATTACTGTATTGCAGATTCAAGCGGGGCAAACTGGGAAGTGGGCGTAGGTACTTACACACTTTCAGGGACTACGCTCGCACGCACCACAGTATTATCATCCTCTAATTCAGGGTCACTAACTAACTTCAGTTCAGGGGTACAGGATGTATTTGTCACTTACCCTTCTGAACAAGGCGTTTGGTTAGATGCTTCTGGGAATGTAATAAACCTAGGGGCAATAACAGGAACAAGCCTTGTCACATCAGGAACCGTAACAGGTACGGCAGTACTGGCGTCTAATGGGCTTATAGTCAATAACATGACGGTAAGCGCCAACTATAGTGTTCCCTCAGGATACTCTGCTAGTTCTGTAGGCCCTGTAACAATAAATGGTGGGGTTGCAGTTACAGTGCCTTCTGGCAGTCGCTGGTTGATCTTGTAATGTTTGGGTTAGCCGCATTTGCACAGGCACCTTTTGCCGCCCTAGGCGGGGGTATTAATTACCCGGTAGATGTAGCAGAGACGATAACCTTAACGCAAACACAAGCCGTAGCCGCTGAGTATATTGTTGCCTTAAGCGAAAGCTTAACAGTATCAAGTGCACAGGACGTATTAGCCGGGTTTATTGCAGCTCGTGCAGAGAGCCTTACACTATCTGAAACACAGTCTGCTCAAGCTGATTTTACATCATCACAAGCAGAAACGATTACAGTATCCGATGCACAGAGTGCTGTAGCAGCCTATTTAGTTTCTCAAGCAGAAACAGTAACGCTTACGGATTCACAATCAGGGCAAGCGGGTTTTGTGGGTGTTGTAAACGAATCCCAGACCTTAACCGATTCACAGTCAGTACAGGCAGCCTTCGTAGTAGCTCAATACAACAACATAACGCTATCCGCAGCTGACAACGTAAATGCTGACTTTGTAGCAAGTCAGGCAGAACAAGTAGTAATGTTGGATGCAGTATCCTCTACCGGCAGCTTCTTAGGGTTTGTAGTTGATACCATTACCGTCACTGAAGCACAAGATGTACTGGCTGGATTTGTAGGCACCGTTACAGAAACGGAGACATTATCTGAAACACAAGATGTACTGGCTGATTTTGTTGCGACTAATAACGAGGCAATAACTTTATCCGCAACAGAGACTGGAAATGTAACCTATCCAGTGACTCTTACAGAATCCTTTACCCTTACGGCTACTCAATCCGTTACCGCCCAGCTTGTAGGCAGCGTGTCTGAATTAATGACGTTACTAGATCTCCAGACGGCTAGAGGATGGTTCCAAGTGAATGATTCACAAACCCCTAACTGGAATCCAATAAATGATTCACAAACAGTTACGTGGACTGCAATAAACGATGCTCAAACGCCTAACTGGATAGTGATTGACGACAATCAATAATAATGTAAAATGTACTTAAATTTGAAGGATTAAACTATGGCTTCAACCTATTCACCGCTAAAAATAGAGCTTATAGCTACGGGCGAGCAATCGTCTACGTGGGGCATAACCACGAACAACAACCTAGGCACAGCCCTAGGCGAAGCTATTACTGGCTCCGCGGATGTTGATTTTGCTACAGCTGCTGATGTTACCGTAACACTAACTGATACAAACGGTGCTCAAACAGCACGTAATTTACGACTAAACATTACCGAAAGCAGTACAGGTATTGGGTATGTGGGTAACCTAATCTTAGGTTCCGGGTGCCAGATTGAAAAACTGTATCTAATAAACAACACCACTACAGCTGCTAAGACAATTAAAAACACTTCCGGTACAGGGATATCAGTTCCCGCTGGCAAGTCAATGTTTGTGTATAATAACGGAACAAATGTAGTTGATGCAGTTAATTCTTCCTTT